ACTGAGAGTATTGGTAATTAGATTGATTCCATTTGGAATGTAAGATGGAATCAGTTTGCTCAATTCCTTCTTAAGTGGGTTGGAATCAATGTTAATTGTAAGCTCACTAACTGCTACTGACTTTTCGTTCTCTTCGACCACAACAATTGTGCTGCCAAGATCCAAAGGAGGAACGTCAGTAGAATGACTGTAGCTAGAGATCAAGTTAAGTTCAGCAGTTGCAGGAGAGAAAGCTTCTGTTCTGGTTTGCAAAATGTATTGAGCGTTATCTGCAAACACCAAGAGACCGTTTGATTGTTGGAGGGCATGCCTAAACTCTACTCGTCTGGTCGAACCAGCAGAGATGTCGATAGGATCGCTATCAATAATTGTAACAACCGTTGAAGGATAGAACTTAAGAAAATCACCTGCCTGCGAACAGACGACGTTTTCTTTGCTCATCAAAATTAAACGATTTTTAAAGAAAGAGATACCAGAAATCTTTTCCCCAACAAAGCTAGGACTTGGACAGGAGTCCTCATCACCAACCGTACGTTGACCCCAATACTGAGTAGCCCAGGTACTGCCAGAAATGGTAGCGGAACCAACGGTGTTAATGGTAAAAGTATCTCCTTCGTTGTTTTCTACAACATCAGCAGCGGTGTATCCTTGACCAGCTCGGATAATTTCAACACCAGTAATCTGTTTGTTTGCATTAACACTACTAACTCGAAGACGTAGGTTAATGCCTGATCCGTTATAAACAGCAAAGGTCTGGCCTACGTTCCATCTAGCTGTGCCATTAGAAGTGACACTAATAGTGGTGGGAATACCAGTTACCGTTGTGGAAAGGGTATAAGAACTAGCAGCAGATGCACTAAGCTCACGGAAGGTATAGGTACCATCAGCTTCTTTGATAAGAGCATGAGGCATCGTGGTTGCATCCACACCCAGCTCCACATCAGGCCCAACGGTTTCTTCCCAAATGCCAGCGCCTTGGTTGCCACCATTGCTGGTTACAAATTTAACATAATAATCATCACCATTGGTTTCAGAACTGCCAGTTACCTTAATGATGGTGTTGTTTAAAAACTCACTGGGAAGATCTTGGATGCTATCAACAGTTCCTTTAAATGCTTTAATACCTGCGCCAGAAAGACTACCACGAGCTTCCAAGCTAAAGTCTGCATTGTTTGCCCTGCGGATATGGATGTAGTTTGCCACACCCGTAGCTACATAAGCAGGGTTACCATTGATGGCAGAAACCAATCCAGAAATAATTGTTTGGGCGTTTAAGTTAGAGCCAGCAGTTGTTGGAGTACTGTATGTAAAGTCTGTGCCGTCAATGCGGACTGTGTAACTGGTATCATACGCAACCGTAGACAGCGTTACATAACCAAAGGGATTTTGAGAAGCGGTAGTGCTGTTCTCATCAGCAACTTTTACACTGCGATTCAGAACAAACACATAATCATTAATCTGAAGAACTTCAATATCAGATCGCCTTGTGTGAGATGCGTAGGTCTGAGCAGTACCAGACAGTGCATTAACAGTTTGTTGGATTCCGCTTTGAGCGTCCCAAACAACCACGTCTCCGTTGTTGGAAATCTGAATTAAAAGTTTATCATCATCACCCTTAGAAACAAAGAACCAGTCCCCCGTTGCTTCGGTGTTGTCAAGCCGACAAACAAACTTAGCACCAGGACGCTTAAGCAATCCAAAGGTTGGATCTGGATAATAGTTATCACATTCCCTGAACTGACCAGGCAGCATCAGAGAGTCAGGCTGTTGCGATACCCCACCGATCAGGCCAATAATTCTTTGTGAGATAGCAGCCATAATTATCGAGCGATAGCGCGGAAAGGAGTGTAACTAATGTAGAAGTTTTGACCAGTTTCCTGACCAAAGATATTGACTTCAGAGCTGCTCGTATCATAGGCAATGCAGTTGCCACGAAGCAGAGATTCATCTTGAGCATTGAAGGTTACCATTTCCTGGGAACCAAGAACCCGACCTGCAAAGACACGGGTAGCTCGCTGAGCAATGTAATCCTTAAAGCACTGCGGAAGATCTTCAAAGTCAAACTTCCACACCACATCACACTTAACAGTAGATCCGGCAGTAAACGTATATGTATGGTTTACTTTATCGTAAAGTTTGCCATCACGCAATACGGTCTGGTATTTCTGATTGTTGGCATACTTATTATCCGAAAGCTGAAGAACGTTTGCTGGAACATAAATGTTACCAGAATTATCAGCCATAAAGGGATACCCTACTTCGGTATTAAAGTGCCAGCCTTCCCCTTGAACTTCTCTATTGACTTGCTCAAGAACGTCAAGTGCAATAGCAATTTCGGGGTTAGCGACATCGAGGCTTACCACCGGGGCCTGCCCGATGCCATTGAGCATCTGGTTGATTGCTTGGAGTTGAGTCGTCATGTTATCGGACAGGACATGAAAAAAAGGGGCCAACCTTTAATAGGCCAACCCCTTATTAAAAGATCAATTAAAGATCAGACGTTGCGGAAGGCACCAGCCACCGACACGCGCACAGGGCCACAGCCGTATGCGAGACGGCCCACGATCACGTCGCCTTGGTAGATCACCTTGGTGTCAGCACCGGTGGTCTGGACGGAAGGACCAATGGCCTCCACCACACCAGCAGCATCACGGTGGAAGATCAGGCCACAGCTGTTGTCGAAGTCGCCAGCAGTGCCGTCGCCATAATCGTTGTTCTCGCCAGCGGCAGGAGCTTCGATGGAGGTACCGGCAGCCGAACCGTAGTTACCCAGGAAGGGAATGTTGTTCGACTTGTAGATCTTGATACCAGCGATCTCATAGAGACCCTCACCGGTGTTCAGGCTACCGCCGGTAGCGCCGTACTCACGGTTCAGGATGTTGGTATCAACCTGGCTGATCAGTGCATAATACTGACGAGGGGCCAGCACGGCCACACGACCATCCTTAGGAGCAGCCACCTCATCGAGGCGAGCAGCGGCTTCAAAGAAACCATCCACAAGGGCTTGAGCATCATACTCGTTGCCAGCACCCAGGTTCACCTGGAAACCACCAGGCTCGCCGGTCACAGGGGCAGTCTCAGCAGAGGCCTTGTCCAGCACGCGGAAGATGCGGCGGTCATAGTACTCAGCCAGGCTCTGGCCGATTTGACGGGCGATGGGGCCACGGATGTCATACTGAGCCAGCACTTCATCCAGGTTGTCCACGAACGCAGAGGCAACCAGCAGGTCGTCCATTGCGATGGTGGTTTCGGCCACGTTGGGCTCGCCGGAACCGAGGATAGCGGTACCAGGAGTATGATAGCCAGCCGACACACGACCGGTGTGAATGAACTGAGCTTCTTTGCCATTCTTCAGGGTGCGGTTCATCACCAGACCCTTGGCAATCGTAGCATTACGGAAGGCCTCGTAGACCTCACCGGTGAAAAGCTTCAGATAAAGAGCTTTGGTATCGCCCGCGCCATTAACCTGGCCGAGCTGAGTTACAGAAAAAGTCACAGTTTTAAAAGGGAAGAAAGGGTTTACTTAGTTCCCAAAGATCTTTGGATTAATAAAATATATTCAATTGTGGTTTGTCCGTTGCCATAGGTATCCACCGCAGTGGGCTATAGCTCCAGTCTAGACTGGGTTTTTAACGAGGTTATCCCATCCTCAATAGGCAGGGGGACATTGCAGTCCCCACAATCTGTGTTAAAGCAGATCGCCGCTTGCAGCCAGTTTTTGTTCCACGTCCAAACGATAGGCGGGGTCATTCCGATAACGAGGATCAGAGATAGCCCGAGCCAGTTCGGCTTGACTGCGGAATCCTTTGATAGTATTCTTTACAGCCTTACCAGAAACGCGCTGCCCCTCGAAGCCAACAGTGTCTTTGTACCGCTGGTTAAGGGCTTGAACAGCAAAGAAGATAGCGTCTTTGTTGCCACTATTAACCACGTTGTCATAGGCAGCCACTTCCTCTGGTTTGAGATTGTCTGCTGCCCAGGCAAGAGTTTCGTTGTAGGCATCAATTCCACCCACCGAAGCAATGATTGCATTTGCATCAGTGTCAGACAGCTGTTGCTGCTGAATGGGCGTGTTCTTTTGAAGTTCAAGGTACGCATCAATAAGCTGCTCCGATGGCAGTTCTTTCAGCTTCTGAACGGTTTCAGGTTTGAGCTGGTTGGAATTACTCCAATACTCATCGGAAGCTTCTTGAAGAAACTTAGCAGTCTCGGAAGTCGTTTCCTCTTCGGAAGATTCTTCACCCCCATCAGGGGTAGTTTCACTCTCTTCTTGAGTGTCAGAATCCGTCTCTTCCTTTTGGCCTAGTTTCTTTTCAAGTTCTTTGTATGCCTTTTCAAGATCCTCAGCGGACTTGAATTTGCCAGCATAACGAAGTTCTGATTCAGCGTCCTCTTTTGCTTGCTCGTATTTACGAAGCGTAGCTTCTTCCTCGTCAGCAATTAACTTGCCACCAAGTTCCACAAGCCTCGCTTCTTCAGCTTCACGAGCTTCAATCTCAGCTGGATCGCTTCCGTCAAAGGTGAGTTCAGACATAAAGGTTTAGTGGGTAACAAGGGTAACTTTGCCAAGGCCAGGAGACACCACCCGTTTCTTTTGTGGGCGAGCAGTGTCTGCTTTTACCTTGGGCTTGCCTGCCGGTTTACGGCGAGGCGAAAGTTCAGTTGGTGTAGCGGGTGGAAGTTCAAAGTCCTCAGGATTGAGGGGCTGGTTGTCCAGCGGTTCCAGTGACGACATTTTGTACGTTTGCTAGGGTTTCAGCGGCAGCGGGATTCTTAGACGGATCCATGACGGGTGACTTAGCAAAGTCGCTAGCCTGATCCATCATACTCATCTGCATCTGTTGTTGCTGCTGCATCCGCATTTCAGTTTCCCGTTCCTGCGGAGTCTTGACCAGTTGAAGCTGATCAATGCCCTGGGCGGCAGCAAGACGCTTGATGGCTTCATCAGGGTTGATGTACTTCATCATTGCCTCAGGTCCAAGAGACTGAGAAATAGTTTGAAGGAACATCATCAGCGATTCCCGATCCTGTCCACGACCGATACCTTCGATACCAGCAATAACAGTTGGGAACACAACACCCTTAGGAAGCTTAGGAAGCACACCAGACCGTTGCAGAACAAACAACTTCCTTTGAAGATAAGGACGAAGCAGTTCGGTAGTCAGGTTACCGTAGATACCACCAAGCTGCTCGTTGAGTTCTTGTTGGGTAGCACGGATTTCTTCTGCGGTAGTGCGTTCTGATTGACGCACAGTAAGAATAAGAAAGGCTTCACTCAGCCGTTGTGTTAACTGTGTGATCATTTGATAAGAGGTTGAGAAGTCAGCTTGTTTCTGAACTTGCACAACACTCACATCTTCAGCTCTTCCTTGGATGATAGCTCCGTTGCCCGCCTTTGCCAGCGTGCTGGGTTTGACGGTAGCAGAAGGGCTAACAAGAAAGACAACCTTAGCAGCGGCAGCAGAGCCCTCTACCATGGCTTGCATCAGGCCCTCAAGGGACTTCAGATCGCCAAGATATTCTTCAATGCGGCCACGGCCATAGTCTTCTCCATCAACAACATTAAACCGAAGCGGAAGCCACGGAGTTGTATTCTTTGGAGACTTGCCATAGCTGTCTTCAATAATTTCTCCATCAACTTCCTGCCTCCA